CCACTGTTTGCATTTTAGTGAGCCTATGCCGGGGCTCGAATCTATCCCGACTTTCCAGTAGAGTGTCTACTTAGGGGGAAAAGCTTCGAACCTCGAAATAAGGATCGTCGTCTAGCGTCGGGTATGGGATGGTCGTGTTAGGACCAAGGTCTTCAAGAATTTCTTTAAACCGTTTGTTAGTGATAAAATCACTGAAACCAAGGTAGTGGCAAAATGCGAAATCCTTACCTGGTTTAATGTGAACGTCTCCCTCGTAATCAATTCGGTGTCCCGTGAACGAGAAAACCGCAGAGGGGGCAGGGGAATGAGGCTGACCTCGAGGCCGATTTGGATAGTAGGTGTAACCACTGTTCGGCCTGTAATATCTCCATTCTTCGTGGAAAAAGTCGATTGGTAAATGATGGGGCGTAGGTCTTTGAGAGTGGGCTGGAATATGGAGGTACAAAGGAGTACCAGTAACAACCAGCGAGTCACCAGAAGTCATATGACGAACAGCAGCGACATTCTCTTCATAGGCGCGGTAAGAATCGACACGACGAGTAACAGAACCAATAATCTGCGGAGGGGCAGACTCGGTCATATTCGTCTGAACTGGAGATGGCATATAGCGGAGGTGCCATGAGCCAGAGTTGGCGTAGAACATGGGCGCAAAGAAATCGACCCAGCTCATTGTAAGGTAGTTAGAATAGTCAACGTGATGGTAGGTGGATGTAAGCCTTGATGGAGTATAGGCGTTAGCTCGAGATTCATCGGTGTAAGATCGCTTAGTAACTATCGATCGAGCTAGCGGTGCACACTGTCCCTCAACAGTGTCCGCAATGTGAAATCGCACCTTGGCGACTGGAATCAGCCGCGTGATGTAATCAACTAGATCACGCTGACGACATGTAACATTAACAAGCTTCTCGGCGAGAATTGGCATAAAATGCTCGATCAGCTTGTTAGCCAACTTGACGTTTCTTTCTTTTAACATCCCTATTAGTGTTGTCCACTTAATCAATAGTTCTCCGACGGCGGGGGCATCCGGTGTTGCACAATTCTCGATCATGGTGTTAATCAAATCGTAGAAATTGGGGGACGCATCGTACGCCAAGCGTAAATTCTTAAACTTTTCCCGATCAAAACCCTCGTAACACTCTACCGCGGTGAGGATTGCAGATCTTGATAAAGTTATCCATCTCATGACTTTGTCAAACCAATAATCTGAACAAAGAGCATGCACGCGACCACCAGCGACCAACACTTTGTCGGAAATGTGTCGGGTCGGAACAAGGGTATAAGACCTCTGAACGTAATAAGGAACAGTCTCCATACCAATGAAGCTAGAAACTTCACAATCGTGGTAGGATAGAAAGCCCTGCATAACGACATCAGGGTTAACGCTCATGTTGACAGAAGCGTTAAACACAGAGATAGCCAATTGGAAATGGCCATCCCATCCGTTATGCATGAAAGCTGGAGGCTGGTCCCATGTGATCTCATTGGAGTCAGAGAGAGTATACTCTTTTATTTCGACTCGAGACGCTTCCCGATTCTCGTTTGGAATACTAGTAAGCGGAAGGACGCCAGTGGGGGAGTACATAAGGCGGACGGTAAATTGGTGGAACTTCGTCTTATTGAATTTTAGCCGAAGCCGAATCCTGCAGTGAGACTCAGCAAAATTTGACTTAAAAGCAGCCCACGGGCTGAAATATTTATGGCTGCCGGCATGCGGGGTTGTAACATTGTCAATAACAAGTTTTCCACCCGGCATATTGTCTCGGTCACCAGCATTCATATCAGCGGGAAAATTCAAAATGCGTACGCAAGACGAGTTCGCGCCTTCATCAACAGCAAGAATCTCGAACCCAGTAAACTCTGTTCTACTGAGGTCGATAAGCTTGTAGAAAGACAGGTGCTCTTTGCCAAAAATGTCGGATAACTTATTCTTAGGAGGTGCCTTGACGATCTGGCCTGAAAAATAGTCCATTTGAGGACCCTGATAAGTTTTGATGTCAACGTCTTGTTCAGTAGATCGACTCTGAACGGAAACAGTGTGACTGGAATCCATAGAGTGATCGACATTTGACGTCTCGGGAGTGTCAGAGAAACCACTGTCGGTAGCACCGCCCGTGAGGACAGTCTTACCGACAGAGTAAGCTGAGTGAAGTGTAGCGCCAGCTTGCATAAGAGTGTTAAAGGTCTGGCCAGCTCGGTCTAAATCCCGGAGAAAGTCGGCATCCATGTGGGGCTCGACGGGAGCGCCAGCATCAACACTAACATCAGGGGGACTCTCATCGTAGGCATGAATTGCAGAAATGATACCTGCAAATTCTGGATCTTCGGGGGCATATTGGTTGTTGCCGACCCGGACAATGCAC